CAGGTCGTCTTTGCTGATCTACAACGCTCGCTGGAAACAACCAATCGCCTAATCAAGCGTGGAGAAATTAAAGCCGATCAAGTTTCGTTTCCTTAAAGTCAAACTGACCCACTACCTATAAAAAGGCGCTATCCGTGTGAGATTTGAACTCACGACACCCTCCTATAGCCCCACATACGGGCAGTTTAGGTGTCTTGTATGCGTCACCATTCAACCACTCTGGCAACGGGTAGCATAAATTGCGGCACTCTCTCCGCCCGTCAAGCCTAGTGGGTTTTTTACCCTCTTATCACCGCGCAACTTTCGTCCGCCTTGAGATGCTACCGGCTTTCAAGCCTATTACTGAATAATCTGCGGTTTTTTAACCCGCCGCGGCATATACCCCATATCACGCAACTTCTTGTCAAATTCTTCGCGTTTCTTATTAACGCACACGTCCTGGTCAAATTCCCGTTCTTGCGATTTAGCTACGTCAATATAAAGGATATACGCAATAGAAGAACCAAACATAGTTAGAATGTTTCCGTAATCGTCTTCAAGTGTCAAAACATTTGGTTTGCCCACAATAGGCATAATTAAATTATGCACATCATTGCATTTTTCTTTATCCTTATAACACAAACTCAAATTTGCATCCGTGTTATTGGGAATGATCGCTATCTGAAACATGCCGTAATCCTTTACAATTTTGTGTTTATTTACCCTGTACACGTCGATGTCCCATAAGCCCAGCCTTAGCCGTTTTAGGCGGCTTTAAACTTTTAAGCGGATTATGTTTACCAGCCAGATGCTTCGTTGCACCACGAACAGGCTTTTCAATTTTTGTAATCATTTCTTACCCCTGTTAACTTTGCCGCTTGTTTCAGATTTTATATCAGCAGCGTGCACAGATTGCTTAATTCCAACTTGTGCCGCAAATTTAGGATTAGCAGCCGCAGCAGCCATCATCTTTTTCTGTTTGTCAGATACACTCGGCATCATCAAACCTTTCGTTGTTTCTTTTGTGTTGTCGTAGCCCATGTCATTCCCGCCCCCTCAAGACCAGCTTCTTACCATGAATGTCCGGCCTCAATACTAAAAACTTCTCAACAACTACCCCGCTAAACGCAGTCTCTTCCGTTCCGATGTCAAAAGAAAACGCCGTATCCCCATCAAACTGAACCATCACCTCAACCTTGCCATTACCCTCAGCCGCGTTCGCATACGCCATCAATTTACGCGCAAGGTCGCCAACAGTTACCATTGTTACATCCCATTGTTATTCATCTGTCTGCTAAATTGCCCCTGACACGATGATGTTTGCGCACAATCATATATCTGCTGACCAACAGAATCGTTGCGATCATTGCGGTCGTTATAACTAGGCAAATCCGGAACCGGAACGTATTGCGGAGGTTGCCATGTGTTATTCTGCTGTTGCTCTGCCTGACGGTCATAATATCCATCGTTGTTCGATGGCGCTGTCCAGTCAATACTCGCAAACGCCGGTGTAGATATCAATAACAAGATGATAAGGTATTTCATAAATTCAATTGATATGTATTTCATTTTTTCCACTCCTTCATAAGTTTGCGAATCCAATCGCTTAATCCCATTCCAATACTAGCCGATTTTTTTTCAGCATCAGCTTTCTCAGCAGGGCTAACTCGTAATTGTATAACTTGATGACGTTCCATTATCTTTTAACCGTTTTGCGTTTTTTCTTTGTTGTGGGTTTTGTATTATTAGCCAATACCATTCTTTCAAGCTTATCTATCTTATAACTTATAGTAAAAACTTCATGTTTTGTTTGCCTGACAATTGCATCAATCATCCCAATGTACGTTTGTAGTTCTTTTCTGTTATCGCGGTTTTGTTCATATATTTTTGTAATGTTATTTACAATAAATTCCGCCAAGACATCGCGTTCTTCCATTAAAAATTCTTTAATGTTTGGATCGGCTTTTGCACCAATATTACGCGCAAAAAGTTTTTTGAAGATGTTTTTCATAAAGCCAATATACATATGCGTTCATGTCATGTCAAGCAGATAATGTCATGACGTGATGAAAGTCGGCAAAATGCGTAGATGGGGTATTGTCGCCCCCAAATCCAAAAATGGGGGCTATGCCCTTTTAGAAAAGCGTCTAAGGAATTATTTATACTTATGCGCTTCGCGCTTGCCTATGTCTTGCATCATATGCTTACGATCAAACGGATCATAGCCTTGTTTATAGCCAGCATCACGATCCTGACCGCCCATATCCTTTTGTTTAACGACAGGTGCCGCAAACGTCAGACATGCTGCATCGCCGTAGTCTGTTGACGGCAATCCGCGTGCTTTGATGTCGTCTTTAGGTTCCAACAACATCTTGTCGCCGTTAAACCAGTAGGTAGGAGTAGCAAGGTCTTGTTTTAATCTTACATGATTAGGTATTGAACCTCCTTCTTTTATCCACAATTTCATATTGTTCCACATTTCAGTACGTTTATTAACATACATAGGATTTGCAGCTTTTCCTCCGAACGGAACTTCGATAACAGTGTGACCAAGTTGTCTAAGTCTATCAATAACTCCACCGCCATTTCCCGAATCTATGAATACGGCATCAGGATGCCATTCTGAAATATGGTAAGCAACTTGGTCAGCGAGTTGCATATTATTTATGCCATGAAAAGAAATAGGATCAAACATCGTAAATCCTTGTCTTTTTATAATTACACTGGCGTCTGTACCAAAACGAGCTGGATCAACTCCTATAATTTTTGGTGAATAACTGAACTCACCATATTTGTAAACCCGTTGTGCTGATTCTTCTATTTCACCCATAGAAATTAATTGATCTTCTCCGGCGGCACTAAAATCACATAAAAATTCCCTAGAGAAAGAAGTTTCTGACATATCGCGTTTTAGTCGTTCGACTTCTTCAGGATTGATGGCATCGGTATCATAAACCGTAAAAAGATGAGCTGACCAATTAGGCAAAGTTTTTGCCTTGTGGTATTTTTCAGAAAACAAATCTATGCCGCCGGGTGTGCCAATAAAAATGGCAAATCCGTTTCTATCTGATAAAGCCGGTTGAACAACGCTTTCCCATAATTCAGGTTTAATGTTCGCAACTTCATCGATAACAACACCATCTAAACGTACGCCACGCAAGCTATCGTAGTTGTCGCCGCCATAAAGTTTTATTTTAGCGCCATTGTTTTGAAAAGTTACCGTTAACTCAGCTTCATTGATATGAACGGCATTGTGTTGAATAAGTTCTTTTAATCGAAACTTTATCATACCCCAAGCGATAGCTTTAGATTGGCTAAGAAACGGCGATATAAAAGCAAACAGCCCTAGTTCTTTATCAAATTTTAATGCTGCATCAATTAACTCCATGCTTGCAAATGTGGATTTGCCGCCCCGCCTATGTAAAACAATAACTCTAAATCTAGTTCTATCGGCATGGCATATAGCTTGCCATTTACGCGGAACATAATTCAAGTTAATATTCATAACCATTACAATAACCGTCCATTCTCTTGCGCCCAGTCTATAGGATGCTTGGCGCGTTTAGAGCAATTACAATTTGGGCAAAGTATTTGCAGATTTTTTTTATCGTTTGTTCCGTTAAGCTTTAAGGGAACAATATGATCGACATGAAAATTATTTTTTACCGAAATTTTGCAATTAGCACATTTATATTTTTGCTTGCTAAGTAAACTTATTATATCTTGCGCTGAATGTTTCCCATTGCATAATTTTGTTTTAGATTTTCTCTTTGCATTTGATGCTCTATAAGATGCAACATATTTTTCTTTATTATTTGACCTCCATTTGTCGCGTGATTCTTTCCAATCCTGCGGATTATTATCGCGCCATTTTTTACTATTTTTGTTAATTGTTTTAGCGTTTCTTTGATTATATTCTTTTCTTTTTTGCGGATTTCTTTTTTTTTGCTTATCATAGAAACACGTTAAACAAACTTTATTCGACGTTAAACGTTGAGCGATATGCCCATACATGCATTCTTCGCCAGTGAAATACCTTTTTAGCCCAATCGCAACAGCTTGTTTGCGTGTGATAATGTCAACCATCGGTTTTATGCTCAATCGCTTTAGGCTCGATGACCTCGAACTGCGCGTCAATAGGCGGCAGCCCCGTCACAACATTGATCTGAAGCCGCTCACCGTCTTTGCCAGTTAATTCTGTGCGCGATACAGCCTTGCCCATAACTCGATCATAAAGCTTTTCGCGTTCATCCATAAGAATTTGAGGCTGATCTTTGCCAGCTTGAAGGGCATTAGCAAGTTGACGAATAACCAAACAATCAAAAGACGGATATTTATTCAATTCCGCCTCATCCTCGCTAATGCGTATAATTTCGGCTCTGGAGAGTTTTTCTAAAAGATGTGTTGCCCTATCGGCAAACCCTGCAAACACGCTGGGCGGTCTTCCTTTTGGATTTCCGGACACTCCTGGAAGCCAATTAGGGTTAGCCATATGAAAAACAAATGTTAATTATTGAACTGATTAATGATTGCCTATTTTTTAATCAAAAGTCAACCACAAATAAAAC